CACAACTTTCGTGGACTCTATCCTAAAAATGTTAAGTTTAGGGAATCAGAAAAGTCTAAAGTTTTTGTTAAAGTTACTAAAACAAAAGTTCTTGCTGCCTTTGGACAATTAGTAGATGTTATATTTGGAACAGGGAAGTTCCCTATTGGTGTAAGAGAAACTAAAATACCAGAAGGTGTAGCAACATATGTGCATTTAGACGCTACTCCGGGTCTTGAAACAAGTCAAGCACCTATAGAAATAAAAGAAAAGGAAGAAAATAATCCTTTTGATGTTGGATATGAAGGAGATGGCAAAGTATTAAAACCGGGAGCAACTTTCTTAGGTGAAGGATTATTTGAAGAAGAAGTAAAAAATTCAGATTTAAATATTGTAGACGGGCCATCTCCAAATCCACAAACACTAGAGATATCTCCTGCTAAAGAAGCAGCTAGACAGATGCAAAAACTTATTCACGATCAAGTAGAAGAGTCTAGTGGATCTAGTGAACTGCGTAATTCTCTTTTTGAGTCTGCTTTGTTTGGAACAGGAATCATTAAAGGCCCATTTAACTTTAACAAAACTTTAGGGCGTTGGGTTACTGATGAAAATACAGGAGAAAGAACATATTCTCCTTTAAGTGTAAGAGTTCCTCGTATTGAGTTTGTAAGTATTTGGGATTTCTTTCCTGACCCGAACGCAACAACCATTGAAGAGTGCGAATATAGTTTTCATAGACACAAATTAAATCGATCTCAATTAAGAGCATTAGCAAAACTACCATATTTTGACAAAGATCAAATTCGTGAATGTTTAGAGATGGGTTCTAATTATATAGAAAAAGATTATGAAAACGAATTAAAAGATGACCAACGTGATGAAGAATACGGTAACGGTTTATACGAAGTTTTAGAATATTGGGGCATTATGGATGCCGAATACGCTAAAGAAGTAGGTATGGAACTTCCAGAAGAGGTGGATGATTTAGATGAAGTGCAAATTAATGCGTGGATTAGTAATGGTAAGCTTCTTCGTTGTGTTGTTAACCCTTTCACACCCTACAGACTGCCTTATAACGCATTCCCCTATGAAAAAAACCCCTATAGCTTCTTCGGTATAGGCGTTGCAGAAAACATGGATGACTCGCAGCAGATTATGAACGGTCATGCACGTATGGCAATAGATAATCTAGCTCTAAGCGGCTCTGTAGTCTTTGACGTAGACGAATCTGCTCTAGTAGGTGGTCAATCTATGGAGATATACCCCGGAAAAGTGTTCCGTAGGCAAGCAGGACAGCCCGGACAAAGCATTTACGGCATGAAGTTCCCTAACACTTCTCAAGAAAACATGATGATGTTCGATAAGTTCCGTCAATTAGCAGATGAACAGACAGGAATACCTAGTTACTCTCACGGTCAGACAGGTGTGCAGAGTATGACGCGAACAGCATCAGGTATGTCAATGTTATTAGGCGCAGCATCTCTTAATATTAAAACAGTAGTTAAAAACTTAGACGATTACCTTTTAAAACCTTTAGGAGAAGCATACTTCCAATGGAATATGCAGTTTTTTGAAGGTAAACTAGCTACTGAAGGCGATTTAGAAGTACACGCAATGGGTACTAATAGTTTAATGCAGAAAGAAGTACGAAGTCAGCGTCTTACTATGTTCCTTCAAACCGCACAGAACCCTGCAATTGCACCATTTGTAAAAATATCTAAGATTATTAGTGAGCTTGCTTATAGTCTTGATCTTGATCCTGATGAAATACTTAATGATCCTGAAGAAGCCGCTATTATGGCGCAAATTATAGGAGCGCAAAATGTTGGACAAACAACTGGCGGCGAAGCTGTCGCCCCTAACGCAGGACAAAATCCTATGGGAGGCGTTTCTCCAACACCTGAACAACCTCAAGACCTTGGAGCTACAGGCACTGGTGGTGGCAACATCGGAACTGGAAATGTTCCGCAAGCAGGGGAGAGTGAGTTCTCTGGATAATCTTATGCAACTTAAAGATCAAGTAATTGAAGCTAAACAAAGAATTGAGGATTAAAGATGTCGAAAAAAATCGATACTGGGAAAAAAATACTTAGTCTTTTAGATAAACTTACTGATAAAAAAGTAAAAGAATCTAAAAAGAATACTATAGATTCTGAAAGAGTTGCAGAAGCACTAGAAGAAAAACTTATAGAGGATCGTTATTATTTAGAAGATATGGAGCCAGAAGAATACGAAGATTTAATGGATTCTCTTCCTCCTAAACTGCAAGCTAGATTTAGTAATTTTGATTTTGCAGACGATATGTATGAATCTCAATCTGTTAACGTTGAACTTTTAGATCCTGAAGAAGCTGCTAAATCTATGGAACTTTTCCAAGGTGGTGATGAAGTACGTTCATATATTCAAAATTTAAATGCCGGTCAACAACGTCAATTTGTAGATGCTTTAAGCGCCGAAGATAGAGATTTTTATAAAACTATTTTAGAAGATGAAATAGATTTTGGGCCAAGAGAACCAAAAAATATGGGGAGTTCTATATTAATGTCTCCAGAACGTAAAGCATATGGAAAAGGAGATCTTGTAAAAAAAATTATTAATAAAGTGTCAGGTAAAAAAAATAATAATGAGGATACTCCAGAAACAATTGATCCAGATTTTAGTATAGTAATAAAAAAAGCACCACCAAAAGTTCTAAAAAAATTAACTCCAAGACAACAAGAAGAAGCTGAATATAGAGCAGCCGAAAGAGAAAATAAACAATATTTAAAATCTCAAGCATTAATTCGTAAAGATGAAAATAGAGGAATTTCTAGGTGGAGTTTTGAAAAAGGCCCAGAAGTATTACGGCGTTCTTATATGCCTAAAGGAAGTACAAAATTTAATTATGCTTTTAAAAAAGCATGGATGAATGAAGATAAATTTTTTAAAGTTGAAGGCGAAGTTTACAGTGTAAATGACTTAATTGAAAAAAGTAAATATGAAAATAAAGCAGAGGGAGGTTCTATGTTAATGCCACCAGAACGTGAAAATTATAGAGTGGGTCGATTAGCTACAAAAATAAAAAATGTAGGATCTGATATATTAGAAGAAGCTAATAAACACGTTAACGACTTAACAAATGAAGCTACTACAAATCAAAAGAAAATAGCTCCTGTAACAAAATCTCAAAGAGCTACAAGAGATACAGGAAGAAAAGCTACTGTTGCTACTGCTGTTGGTGCTACAGTTCTTCGTATAGGAGAATTTGTATTTGATAATATAAATTCAGAAGATATCCCTCAAATTGTAGAAGCTGCTAAAGCAGATGGAATAAATGTAGAAGTTTTAGATGAAAGAATTAATCCTTCAGATTATCCAGTTTATAAAAAAGGATCAGATTCAGCTAAAGAATTTCGTAAACTACAAACAGAAGCAAAAAAAATAGGTGCTTCGTTTTTTGATTATGAAGGAAGATCTTATAATACTATAGAAAAGAAAAATAAAGGTGGTATGACTAAATATGCAGAAGGATCTTTAATGGTTCCACCAGAAATGGAAGAAATGCCAGAAGATACTTATGACAATATTCCCCCAGAAGAAATGGCAGAAGCTAAAGCTTCGCAACTTCCAGACGATGAAATGGAAAAGAATTATTTAGATTTTGTAATGTCTGAAGCTTTAGATATGGAAGAACAAGAATATTTAATGAGCGTTCTAGAAGGCGATGAGCGTTTAAATGGCATCTTTGATAAAGTTATGGATGTCGCAGGAGAATTCTCAGGTGAAGGGGAAGTAGATGGCCCCGGAACTGGAGTATCAGATTCGATTCCCGCAAGGTTATCGGATGGTGAATTTGTTTTCACCAAAAAAGCTACCGATCAATTAGGCGCGGATCAGCTACAAACTATGATGGACGATGCTGAACGTGCTTATGATGGCGGTATGATGAGAAAAGCATTTGGTGGGTTGACTAATGACCCTATGGATACTGAAAAAACTTATATGGACAGTATGCAGAATACGGAAGAAGAAATCAAGCGACAAATGATTAAAGCTAACCGTACTCCCAGTGTATATAGTAACTTAGGATAGAGCTACTTCTTAGGAACCCTCTATTACACAACTAATAACCTAAAGGCCACCTTAAAGTATCAAGACCCTAGAGTGTAAACGCGAACACTTTAGCCACCTTGAAAGACTTTTAAGCCCCAGAAGGAGAGCGACAATGACAACTGAAACTTTAGAAGAACCAACACCAAATCCGTATAACTCTAGGAAAGAATGGCATACGCCGATAGACTCTAACCCTGAAACAGCGGATGGAATGTATTTTGAAAGACCTACTAAACAGGCTACCCGTGAAGAAACGGCCCCTGAAGAACAGTCAACTCAAAAAAGAACAAATTATAAAAAGCGATACGATGATCTAAAAAAACATTATGATGAAAAGATTGCTAGTTTTAAACAAAAAGAACAAGAACTTCAGGCTTTAGCAAGAGCGCAAGTACCAGAATATGCTCCTCCTAAAAGTGTTGAAGAACTTGAACAGTTTAGAACTGAACATCCCGATTTATATGAAACTGTAGAATCAGTTGCACATATGCAAAGTCAACAGCAAGTGCAAGGACTACAAGCAAAGCTTTCTGCTATTGAAGAAAGAGAGGCGCGTATATCACGTAGAGAAGCTGAAACAGCCCTACACGATAAGCACCCCGATTTTGAAGATATTAGGGGCGATGATAAGTTTCACGAATGGGCAGGAAATCAACCTGAAGCAATTCAGGATTGGATTTACAATAACCCAAATAATGTTGGACTAGCTATCAAAGCTATTGATCTTTATAAAATGGAAACTGGTATTTCTAAAACTAAAAAGTCTAAGTCGCCAAAGTCCAGAGAAAATGCAGCAGACTTTGTATCTACAAAAACTACAAATGTAAATACTAACGAAGCTAAAATCTGGACACAAAGGGAAATCGCTAACCTTTCTATGAAGGATTTTGACAAGTACGAAGAAGAAATTGACTTGGCTGTCATGGAAGGAAGGGTTCGATAAATAACTTAATGTCTTTTTTAGGAGTAACATAACATGGCTTATAATGCATCAGATCAGTTTTTTGAACAGAGTACAGATACTAATGGTAACTTTGCTAATTCTGTCGCCGGTCAAAATAACTCGTTTTTCATGCCTTCAGTATTTTCCAAGAAGGTTCTTAACTTTTTCCGCAAGGCTTCTGTAGCTGAAGCAATCACTAATACTGATTATGCCGGTGAGATTTCTGCTTTCGGTGATTCTGTAAAGATCATCAAAGAGCCAGTAATCACAGTATTTCAGTATGAGCGTGGTGCTGATGTTACTCAAACTAAGCTAACTGACCAAGAAACTACTCTTGTAGTTGACACGGCTAACGCATTCAAATTCATCGTAGATGATATTGAAACTGCAATGTCGCACGTTAACTTTAAAGAAGTAGCATCTTCTTCAGCAGCTTATTCTTTGCGCGATGCTTATGATGAAGGAATTATTGCCACACTTTTTGCAGGTGTTTCAGCAGCTTCACCTAACCATATTCTTGGTTCGGATAACGCTACTGATTTAGCTGCCGGTACTTTTGACGGTACTGGTAATCTTGACATCGGCTTTGGTAGTAATGAGCATGATCCAATTGATGTTCTTTCTCACATGGCTCGTCTTCTTGATGAGCAAAATGTACCAGAAGAAGGTCGTTGGTTCTTGGCAGATCCCGCATTCTACGAGGTTCTCGTCCAGAGTTCTTCTAAGTTGCTTTCTGTTGACTATAATGCAGGTCAAGGTTCAATCCGTAACGGTCTAGTATCTACTGGTAAGTTGCGTGGCTTTGATATGTATAAGACCAACAACATTGCTGCGGCTACTAATGCTGCCGGTAAAGTTATTGCCGGTCATATGTCAGCGGCTGCTACGGCTCAAGCCATCACTAGCACTGAAGTCATTCGTGACCCAGATAGCTTTGGTGACATTGTACGAGGACTCCATGTTTATGGGTCTAAAGTATTGCGTCCTGAAGCACTTGTCTCTGCCTTCTACGGCATCGACTAGTAGTTAGAGAGAAAGGGGGATGAAATACTCCCCCGATCTTTAAAGGAGAAAATATGCCTCAATTAGGTAGTGATAAACAACCAGTAATGATTAATTCTAAAAAGCGCGGTAAAATTTTAGGAGATACAGGTAGTTGGTACAAGCCAGAAAATAAAAAGAACTACGATAAAAACTACGATAAAATCTTTGGAGGCAAAAATGTACGGAATGACTAAAAAGAAAAAAGAAAAAAAGATGTATGGTGATGGCGGGTACAACCGAATGATGGGTGGTGGCATGATGCAATATAATAAAGGTGGTTATGCTTCTATTCAAGATATGGAAAAACATTGTGGTACTAAAGCTCCTCAAAATACAATGAAATAAAAGGCATAACTAATGGCTACAACATATTTAGATTTAACTAATGAGTTACTTCGTGAGCTTAATGAAGTTACGCTTACTTCTACAACCTTTGCTAATGCAGTAGGAGTACAACAACACGTTAAAGATTCTCTAAATAGAGCTTATTACGATATAGTAAATGAGGAACCACAATGGCCTTATCTTGCTGTAGCTGAAAGCGGTGCAACAGATCCAATGTATGGGAATGTATCAATAGACACTGTAGCAGGAACAAGGTGGTATGAATTAAAACCTGCAAGTTCTAGTATAACTACAGATTATAACTCTATAGATTGGGATAACTTTTATGTTACTACAGTAGGTGTATCAGGAGAATCTCCTCCTTATGTAAGCAGAAATTTAAGATACACTACTACAGAAGAGTGGAAAGATTATTATCGTTTGAGTGAAAATCTTGACGATGCTGATGCTCAACAGCATGGAGAACCTGCTAGAGTTATCAGAAGCCCTGATAGTCGTAAGTTTGGATTAAGTCCAATACCAAATAAAGTTTATAAAGTTTGGTTTTTTGCTTGGGCATTACCTGCTACTTTATCTGCACACGGCGATACTGTAGTTTTCCCTGAAATGTATACAACAGTTTTGTTAGCAAGAGCTAGATATTATATTTGGCAGTTTAAAGATAATCCTCAAGCAGCAGCATTTGCACTTGACGATTATAAAAAAGGAATTCGCAGTATGCGTTCTAATCTTCTTGAACCAACACCTATGTACTTTAAAGATGATAGGGTAAGGATGGTTTAATGGCTCTATCGCAACCGTTTGGTATTTCTTGTCGAGGTGGTTTAAATACTAATTTAAATCAACTGGAGATGCTTGCTCAACCCGGACTAGCAACAGAACTTCTTAATTTTGAAGTGGATGCAGATGGCGGTTATAGGCGAGTAAATGGTTATAGCAATTTAGGAGACACTCAACCTAATGGTAGTAATCGCATATTAGGTTTATTTGTATATGCAGACGGCGTTATTGTTTGTTCGGGTGATGGTATATTCTTCAGCATAGATGGTGAAGATACTTGGCTTCAAATAAATAGAGCAAGTGTAGCTAGTTCAGGAGACAATCATAGCACATTTACAGGACGTAGTTTAAATGCTAGAACTAATCAGCTTCAAAGCACTTTTTCTCTTTTTGAAGGTAATACAGAATACGGCGAAGTAATTATATGTGATGGAATAAATAAACCTTTTCTTTTTAAAATGACAGGATCAGGAGATTTAAATACTCGTACTTTTTTTGCTTCAGAAATTACAGTAAGTGGATTAACAGCACCAACAGTAGGCGCGGTGCATGACAAACATCTTGTAGTTGCAGGAGCTTCAACAGCAAAAAATACTATTTTTTATAGTGCAACAAGTGACATAGATAATTTTTCAGGTACTGGTTCAGGTAGTATACTTTTAGATGATCAAGTAGTCGGTCTTAAAAGTTTTCGTACTGATCTCATTATATTCTGTAAGAACAGTATATTTAAATTAATTAATATTAATGACTCTAGTAGCGTTGCTGTCGTTCCTGTTACTAAGAACGTAGGTTGCCTTAATTCACATACAATTCAAGAAATAGGAGGTGATCTAGTATTTCTTAGCCCTGATGGTATTCGTTCAGTGGCAGGTACAGCACGAATTGGTGACGTTGAGTTAGGATCAGTTAGTCGGCAAATACAAGCTATCATTAAAGATTTAGCTAATTCTATTACTAATTTTACACTAACAAGTGCTGTATTAAGAAGTAAGTCACAGTATAGATTATTTTATTCTACAACTTCAGCAACTACTCAATCTTCAAGAGGAATAATAGGAACACTAACTTCAAACGGATTTGAATGGTCAGAAACACAAGGAATACAGGCTTCGGGTTTTACTTCACAGTTAAATTTTAACGGAGTAGAAAAACAATTTCATGGTGACAATAACGGATTTGTGTATAACCATGACACAGGAAATACTTTTAGAAGCGGTACAAGTGCATTTAATGTTATTGCTAAATACGTTACACCTAATTACGATTTTGGAGATATTGGTACTAGAAAAACTATGTACTATGTAAAAGTATCTATATCTCCTGAAGGAGAAATTCTTCCTAAATTAAGAGTTAGATACGATTACGAAGATATTAATATACCGCAGCCTTCAGAATATACACTAACAGGAATTCCAATTCCTTCTGTATTTGGATCAGCAAACTCTACTTTTGGATCAGCAGTTTTTGGAACTTCTAAAGATCCTATGTTTAGACAAGCTATTGAAGGCAGTGGACACGTTACAAACTTTAGATTTAGTACAGAAGATTCAAACCCACCATTCGCAATTAACGGTCTATATGTTGATTATGTACCGTCAGGCAGGAGATAATTTAAAATGGGTACAGCTTATACAAGACAAAGTACACTTACTGACGGCGACACTATTACAGCCGCACTTTTTAATGATGAGTATAATCAACTACTTACCTCTTTTAGTTACGCTTCTAGTGGCACTACAGGACACCAACATGATGGAACTGCCGGTGAAGGCGGCAATATTTCTCAAATAGGTGATCAAGATTTTCTTAATAAAATTGTAGTTGATAGTTCAAATAACCGATGGGGTTTTTTTGTACAAGTAGCTTCTGCGTCAGTAGAACAAATACGAGTTCAAGATGGTGCTATAGTTCCTGTAACAAATAATGATATTGATTTAGGAACAAGTTCATTACAATTTAAAAATGCTTATTTTGATGGAACAGTAGAAGCAGATGCTTTAACAATAAATGGAACATCACTAGCAGAGACTATTGCAGATACTGTAGGAGCAATGGTTGGTAGTAATACTGAAACAGGCATTGCAGTTACTTATGATGACAATGATAACACTTTAGATTTTGTTATAGGATCAGGTGTAATTGTAAGCTCAATGATTGCTAACGGAACAATAGCTACAGCAGATATAGCTGATGATGCGATTACAACCGCTTTGATTGCAGATGATGCTATTACAACAGCCTTGATTGCTGATGCTGCTATTACAAGTACTTTGATTGCTAACGGAACAATAGCTACAGCAGATATAGCTGACAATGCTGTTACAGGAGATAAACTTTCAGACGATGTAACTATTGCAGGTGCTTTAGTAGTAACTGGCGATCTTACAGTATCTGGTGATGATATTATTATGGCTACAAATACCGCCGGTAATTTACTTATAGCAGACGGTACAAATTTTAATTCAGTAGATGTAGGTTCTTTAGGAGAAATAACCACAGTAGCTAGTGGTGATTTATTTTTAGCACTAGATGCATCAGGTGGCGGTTTAAAGAAAATTTCAAGAAGCACTATAGTTAGTGGTCTTGCAACCTCTTCTGCTCTTGCAAATATTATAGAAGATACTACTCCACAGCTAGGCGGTGATTTAGATGCTCAAGCTAAAGACATAGAAGGCGCAGGACTTGTTTCAGCTAAAGGATTAGCACACAGTTATGGTAGTTCTTCTAGCCCTACAGTCTTTACAGTAACAGTAGCTAGTAAAACAGCAGGTCATCCTTATAATGGTGACGGTAGCAGCCTCGCATATTTTTTAAATGGAGTAGAAGCCCCTGCACTTCAATTAGCAGGAGTAGACGCAATAACAAGTTCTTCAGGCTATTACTTTAAGTTTGATCAAGCAGATAGTAGCAATAGTGGACATCCTTTACGTTTTTATGTAGATGCAGCTAAAACAGTGGCTTACTCTACAGATGTAACAACTTCAGGAACTCCCGGTAATGCAGGAGCGCATACAACAATTGCAGTAACTTCTTCAACGCCTAATATACTTTACTATCAATGTAGCTCTCATGCTTATATGGGCAACTACGCAACTGCTGTTACAACTACTTTAGGAACATACGGAGCAGTTAAAATCCCTTCTGGGACTACTGCTCAACGTCCTTCTGCTGTTGCCGGTCAATTTAGATACAACAGCACTACAGGAAAGTTTGAAGGATATACAGATGCTTGGGGAGATATTGGTGGCGGTGAAGCTACTATAACTCTTAGCACAATGACAGGTGATGGTAGCGATACTACCCTTACGTTGTCAGCCGCACCTCCTTCTGAAAACGCACTTCAAGTTTATTTTGATGGCGTATATCAACACAAAGATACTTTTAGTTTTAGTGGAACTACACTTACATTTTCTACTGCTCCTGCAAACGGCGTTAAAGTAGAAGCAATAAATCTTCTTACGGTTGCCGCAAGCACAACTCCCGCAGACACAAGTGTCACTACAGCTAAGTTAGCTTCAAACGCTGTAACAACTGCAAAGATAACAGATGCTAATGTAACCACAGCTAAGATTGCAGACGATGCAGTAACAGCCGCTAAATTAGCTTCTAGTGCCGTTGTTACAGCCTCTATGGTTGATGATGCAGTTACAACAGCCAAGATAGCTGATGATGCAATTACCTCTGCATTGATTGCTGATGATGCAATTACCTCTGCATTGATTGCTGATGATGCCGTAGTTGCTGCTGCAATAGCAGATAATGCAGTAGACATAGCAAGGCTTAATGTAAGCGATGGAAGTTCAGGACAAGTTTTAACAACTAATGGATCTGGTACTCTTAGTTTTGCAACAGTTAGTGGTGCTTATAATACATGGCTAGTTAAAACGAGTGCATATACAGCTTTAGTAGGTGATCAGATAGTTGTTAATAATTCAAGTGCCGTTACTATAACTTTACCTGCTAGTGCTAGTGCAGGAAACACAGTAATTATTAAGGCTACAGGTGGTGGAACAGTTACATTGGGTCGCAACTCACAGAAAATTAATTCTGTTGCGGGAGATGGTACGCTTCAAAGCGGAAAAGCTACACAGCTTGTTTTTGTTGACAGTACAATTGGATTCCTAGAAATATAAAGGAGATAGAAAATGGCAGTAATATTAGGTGGTAACGACACACTACCGCAGATAGCACTAACGCAATCCCAAACGTGGGTTCCTCCGCAGGATGGGAATGTGTGTATTCACGTAATTGGTGCAGGTGCATCTGGCCGCGCTTCAAATTCATCATCAAATGCTAATGGAGGAGGCGCAGGAGGTTATTGTAAAAAGAATAGCTTGGCTGTGACTACTGGTGGTAGCTATACAGTAGTGGTGGGAGTAGGAGGCCTCCCTCAAACTTCTCAGCCCGCAGCCGAAACGTATCATAATGCAGGTGGAAATTCTACAGTAGCAGGGACGGGTTTGTCTGCTACTTTAACGGCCAACGGAGGTGTTAATAATGCGACTGGTGGTTCGGCAAGCAACGGTGATGTAAATAATACAGGAGGTGCTGGAAATACTGGCGGCGGAGGCGCGGTAGGTGTATATGGG